CATGGCCAAGCGGGGTATTGCTTAATGGGTTGCTCATCAGCATACGAAGGCGGCTAATGCCACGACGCTCTAGGTTTTGCAGCTTGGTGCGGCTGACGCCTGTTTGCTGTTCAAGTTGCGCCCAGGTGACAGGCCGCGCAAGGTTTCTGGCATGGATTACTTGTTTGGTCAACGGGTCTAAGTATTTGTTAAAACAATCCATCAATTCGCGTATCTCTTGTCGTGTTTCTATCAGGTCATTGTCGTAGTTAGGGTCAGCAATGTTGTCACCGATGCATGTTGTCTCGGTGTCAGCAACTCGCTGGTCTAGGCTTGTCACTTTATAGGTTTGCTTTAACAGGTATGACAGCTCTTCTACGTCCATATCCAGTGCGCTAGAGATTTCGCTCATGGTTGGCTGTCTGCCGATCTTATGGCTTAGATCCTGCATGGTGCGGTTTATCTTGTACAGCATCTCATGCAAACTGGTTGGCAGGCGAATTATGGAGTCATGCTGGATCAATGCCCGCGTAATGCCTTGCCTGATCCACCAATAGGCATAAGTTGAAAACTTGTAACCGCGTGACGGGTCGAATAGCTCAACCGCACGCGCAAGGCCGATATTGCCCTCTTGGATCAAGTCCATCAACTCAAGCGTCTTGTTGCTGCGCTTGTCGTACTTGCGGGCTACATGGACTACAAGCTGCAGGTTGGACTTAATAAACCGTTGCCTAGCGCGTTCACCGCTTCGCAACTCGCGTTGCTCATCACGGGTTAGCTCCCTGTCGCATTGTCTTAATTCTTGCCATCTAATGACACGCCTGCCAAGTTGTATCTCTTGCTGCGGTGTCAGTAGTGGATATTTGGCGATACTGTTGAGGTAGTCTTTGATGCTGTCAGCCATGATGAATCCATTAGTTCACACAATGGAAGCACAGTTCCACGGCGCTGCCAACGCTAACATGTTGCGCTAGCTACATGCAGCAAAAGATTGGAATGCGTTACTTGAGTACAGCTTGCTACTGGCTGAGCAGGAGGCTAGCCAGCGCTCGCAGATTAAGTGGCTAGCTGCCGAGGCGATGCGCTCATGCAGCATCGAGCCTTGGCATTTGGCTGCGGCTCAGGAACTGCTTGGAGGCAGCCACTAGCTTGTCATTGTTGTAGTGCCCAACCTGCGCATAGCTCAGCGCTGGCTGCTGGCTCATGCGAAAGAACACCATCTGACCAATCTTGAGCCCTGAGTAAATGGGCAGCGGCTGCAGCTGACGGGCGTTTTTCAGCTCTAGCGTTAGCGTGCTGCCATTCCAGCCGGGATCGGCATAGCCGGCGTGGAGGTTCTCATAGCCCTCCCTAGCGCGGCTTGACTTCAGGAAAAACAGGCCGGCGATATCTTCCGGCATGTAAAAGGTCTCGACCGTCTGGGCCAGCACAAACTGACCAGGCACCAACTCGTATGGATGCTCCACGGTGTAACCGCTGATGTCAAGCGGAATCATCTGGTGGCCTTGGACCGATTCAAGCATGATCAGGTTGCCAAGCCGTAAGTCCAAGCTGGCAGGATTGATCAGCTCTGGGTCATGGCCCTGCACCATCCCCTGAGTGACGATTAGGTCTTCGATTTCGGTGTCAGATAGGATCATTGATGTCGATAACGTGTTTACCAGTGCAGTGCTTAGATGCTGACCATTTCAGGTCATACTTTGAAACTTGAATTTCTGCCGGTTGCTTGGTGTACCAGCGGTGATTACACCCATCGCAGCGGCGACGCCTAACAATCGTACCGTCAGCCAATTGATTGGTCATAACGACATACGTCTGCTGACATGAGCAGCTAGGGCATCGGACTTGAACTGCTGGCACGTCTAACTCGGCTCATAGCATCGGACCTGAATTGCTTGCATGTATCTTCTAAATCTTGGGCCAGGACCGCAGCCGAACGCAGCAGCGTTGTAAGCGTCACCGGCTTCATATCACGATCCGTCGCATAGCGAATGGCGTGCCTAAAACCTTGACTGATGTTGCCGCCGCCAAGTTTGCGGGCAGCTTCGATCTCCTCGCGGCTCATGCGGATGTTCACCGTAAAGTTGCGGCCTTTGCCCTTGGCATTGCGGTCGCTTATTGGATCAGCCATTGCATGTACCAATTTGCTTTGCGCAAGGACTCGGTGCCTTGCTTGTGCTTTTCACGCCAGACATACTTAAGCACGTTGCCTTTGCAGTAGCCGCGAAACTCTTCTGGTGTGAGCGCTGCTTCGATAGCTTCGATGCATTCGATGCCGCCTTGTGTGTAGTGCGGCGGGTGGTTGACGACATCAGTCATCGAGTTGCTCCAGGGCGCGGCGGATGGTGTCCCAATCAGAATCTTCTTGGTAGTTGCAGGGGTATCCATCTTTGGACAGCCTTTGCAACGTTTCCAGCGCCTGCTCCTTCAAGCTCGGCGGCTTAGAGCGGCGGGCAGCGCGGAGATTGTCTGCTGTTTCGATGTCGGTCCAATCACGGACAAACCACTCACAACACGCCTCCAGCTCCTGGTCAGCCCCCCATTGAGCAGCACGGTTGGCGATGTGCAATTCATAAAGCCAATCGCGTTCGTCGTAGCATTTTTCTGAAGCCCATTGCTCCACTAGTTCGCGAGGTGGGGTGATGGGGTGGGTCATTGTTGAACCTCCTGCTCCAGTTGGGAAGCGATCTTGTCAGCCCACGCCATCAGATCACGAACGCGAACCATCTGGCTGCCGTCTTCAGGACCTTCAATGACACGCCAATGGCAAGGCGAGGTGTCCCTGATGGCGTTCTCTATGACAGCGCGAATCAGTTGAGCGCTGGTGGCGTGAAACTCTTGAAGTTTGGAACTGTAGTCAGTCATCGCTCGCCTCCTGCTCAAGCGCAGTAGAGGATGCAGTCGGTCCGCCGTAGTGCTCACGCAACCACGCCGCCACCTCGCGGATCGCGGCGCGGGCTTTGCCGTCACCTGCCGGGTCGAGCCCGATGATGCCGCGCACCCGCTCCACCAGCGAACTCCCAATTTGGGAAAAATTAGGAGTTGGCTTGGAGTTGGCCTCCAGCGCCTCGACCCTGGCGCGGAGTTCGAGGATGCAAGGCGCCCATGGCTGACTGCTGTGGCTGTGCCTTTCCAGCTCGTGCCACTGCTCGGGCGTTGCTTTGTGGTCAGTCATCCTGCTCTAGCTCCATCAGCTTGAGGATGTACTCAGCAAAGGCGACGTGGGTCATGACAGCATGGGTGCGTGGTGGCATCCCATAGCTGTCACGCCACCACTGCTCAAATGCTGTTTTGATGGCGGCTTCGTTCATCAGAATGCAGCCTCCTCAGTCTTGGTGCGTGGCAGGTACTCAAACCGTTGCACGTTCAGCACATGCTTGCTGCGCTTGGTGCCAGACTCTTTATCGGTCCAGTCTTGGCGGCGGATGGCACCTGTCACCATAATGCTGTCGCCTTTTTTGCAGTTGTCGGCAATCATCTCGCCGCCCTTGCCCCAGACTTCTACGTCAATGGCATTATTGATGTAATTGCCATCTTTGTCTTTGCCTTCGCTGATGCCACCACCGAAGTTGCAAACACAAGTGCCAGAATCAAAAAACTTAATCTGCGGTTCGCTAATAATACGAACGACGCCGGAAGCATAAAGGCTCATGGGTTGATGGGGGTAATGGAATTGGATTCTTCAAAGGCCAGCACATCCGCTATGGGATACCTGACCCGCGACTCACCTAAGGGCAAGCCGAACCGGGGGACCGTGTAATAGGACGGTCCTTGGTTACGCAGCCGCTGGGACTTGATGGTGCTTGGCTTCAAGCCCCAGCGTGCTGCTAGCTGTTCAGTCGTCAGATACAAGGTCAGCCTCCTTCTCAAGCATCTGCTGCAAGAGTTTGTCGTGCTGCTCTTGCGTCAGGTCGCCGTCCTCTAGCCGCTTTGCCATGCGGGGTTGCAGGTCTTCAAGGTCCTGCAGGCTCTTGGCCTTAGCGATGGCGGCAGCACCAGCGGTGAAGGTCTTGCTGGTGTCTTTGGCCTTGACAGCAGGCAGTGCAGGCGCGGCCTCAGTAGTGACCGTTACAGGCTCGGTGGCCTGGTCCATCTCGTCAGTGGTGTAGACGCCGGACATGTCAGCAGGGAACGCCTTACGCAGCGCCAGTGCCTCGGAGCATTTGGCGATCATCGCGGCAGGCATTTTGGACCACAGTCCTTGGCCGGCGTTGTAATCCGCAAAGCGGGCAACACCAACAAACGGGTGCTGGCTGCCTTTGCGCCAGATGGTGGTCTTAGCTGCAGCAGGCGGCTTGACTGCAAGCCACACATCACGCCAGTCGCCCTCCTCGCCGCACCATTCGGTTTGGCTGCCGTCAAGCTGTCCGGTGCGCTCGGCAATGGCACGGAGGCCATCAATGCCGGCTTGGATGGTCATCTTGCCGCCACGCTTGATGGCGTAGATCTGCTTGCTAAACGGATCTAGCCCCGTGCGCTGGCAGGCATAGGCAAACAGCCGCAGCTCGTCGTTAGTGCAGCCTGGCGCAATGGTGCTGCTGATCAGTTGGACCTGGTCAGGAGTCCAGGTAGTAATTGCTGTTGACATCAGAAGGTTTGGGTTTCGATGGGATTTGTCGCCCACTTAGGCAGGCTGATGGTCTGGATGATCGTGTCGCCGTAGCCCGGCCACACATTGGCGGCATGGCATCCGGCGATCACGTCCATGCCATTGTCCCGCATGGTCCGCCCTAATGCAAGGGCTTCAGCGTCAAGCTCGTAAACCGCGACGGCGTGCGGGTAGGTCTTCTCGACTGCCACGAACACAAAGCGCTGGCAGCGATCTGACAGTCCTTCGAGGTAATGCGCTGCCTGGATGTGGTAGCCAAAGGTGGCCACGCTGCGGGCGAACGCCTGCGGGCTGGCGTCGGTGGTGGTCTTGATGTCCACGATGGTGCTGCCCTGATACCAGTCCGGGCGGCACTTGCAACGCATGCCGGTGGCTAGGTCATCCCACCAGAACGACTGCTCGGCTTTGCCCTCTTTAAGCAGTGCATACGCTGCAGAGTGTGCCTGCACCGCAGCGCTCATGCCCATGGCAAGCGCCATGTCTGAGCTGGTGACTACCTCGATGCCATCGGCCTCCATGGCCGCGGCTTGCTCTTTGCCGGCCTTGGTGTTGCGTGGTGCGCAGATGCCGTAGCGCTGCAGCAGCTCCTCTGGTTCGAGAATGGCGCAATGGGCAAGGCTGCCCAGCTTCATTGCAGCGGTCGGTTCAACCGGTTTGCGGTTGGGGTCAACGTACCGGCTCCAGTAGTGGTAAGGCGATTGCATTACCGCTTTGAGGTGACTGGCGCTGACGGCCGGGTCGGCGTGGTACTGCTCGTTAGTGATCGTCATTTCTGCCTCAGTTGTCGGTGGATCAAGGTCTGGGGTCCAAAGCAATGCTGCAGTTGGGGGAATGCCTGCAGCAGGGTCTGCCGGTTATTGGGGTCAGCCACCAACCCTGCATCGGCAAGGCGGGAGATGAACCCGCCGCCGTGCTGCTTGGCGGTCTGGAATGTCCAGAAGTCGTCTGATGTCATGGTTAAGCCAGTGCTAGGCGGACGCGGTAACGGCTGATGTGCATATGCTCCGCAATGCGGCGCTGCGACCAGCCATAGCCACGCAGCCGCTTGGCGCGTTGCTCGGTTGACTCCGTTGCCCATAGCAGCAGCAGCAACGGCAGCAGCAACAGGACAAGGATCAGGGTCAGTGTGGTTGTCATGGTGTTAACGCGGGTGGAATGATGGACTCAGTCGAGCCCGTAGACCCGACATAGGCGGCTGAACTCCGCCATATCGAATTGAGGATGCGACATCCAGCGGTCAAGGCTGGCACTCCAGCGGTCCCACGCCTCCATGTCTGACCCGACGGATGCGATGCAAGCCGACTGGCAGCGCACGGCCATGTTGGTGGCGCTGGAGGGGAGCATGGCGAGAGGTGTGCGGGTCATGGGTGAAATCCGTTTGGGACCCCCATATCCTACACCATGGTCTGCCGTGGTCAAGCGTGCTCAGTCACAATCCGTAACGCATCCTCAACGCTGCGTGCCACGCCAGCAATGCCGCCAGCAGCCTGCACCGCATTCAGCCACTGCTGCTGCTCTGGCCTGAGCCGGCCGGTTGGGGTTTTGACCTCGATGGATAGGAACACAGCCACCTGGGTGCCGACCATGTCGGGCGTGACCGTGACTGTCCGCCAGCCGATCAGGTCAGCACTGCCCTTGCACAGGCCGAACTGCACCGGGCGTCCGTTGGCATCCTTAAGGGTGCCGGTGTTGTTGCGGAAGACTTTGGTATCACCGTGGCTGATGGCCAGCCGGATCTCCTGCTGGATGCGCTGCTCGCTCACTCATAGCCCATGCCGCTTGGCCAACCTAGCCTGGTAGACGCGCTCTGCCCATCCGCGTTTGTAGCCGCGTTGCTGCGCCAGTTTGCGTAGGTCTTCGAGGGACTGAGCGCTGCCCTGCTCGCGTTTGCGCTCGCGGGTGGTCAGCTCTTGCAGCTCGCCCTCAACTACCTTTAGCTCCCTAGTCTCCTGCGGTGCGAACACATGCCCGCAGTCAGGGCAGACCTGCGTGGCGCTCATGCTGGTGGCAAAGCACACGGGGCATACCTTGACGCTTGGAGGGCGGTCGCTATCCCGCTTGACGGCACCGTCCAGCGTCCAGTCGCGTTCTTCGAGGTGATGCCCCAGCCTGAGCGTGTTGCCAACGTGGTCCAGCACAACGGCGGTCTTGCCTGCAGATGGCCTCAGGCACCGGCCGATCATCTGCAAGTGCAGGCCGACTGACTGCGTTGGCCTAAGCAGAATGCACCCGCCGACGCTGGGCACGTCCACACCCTCACCAATAAGTGAGCACGATGTAAGCACCTTGATGCGACCAGTCCCGAGTGCTGTTAACAGGTCGCTGCGCTGGTCAGTGGTCATGGTGCCGTCAATGCTGGCAGCTGCAATCCCCTGACTCATGAATAAGCGTGCAACCGCCTCGGCATGCGCCACCGAGCAGCAGAACGCAATAGCGGTCTGGCCTGCTAGATGCTTGCGGTAGTGACTGCAGCAGTCGCCCATGATGGTGCCGACACGCTGCTCGGCCTCCTTGGTGTCAAAGTCACCCATGCGCTTACGCAGCCCGGTGGCATTGAACCCCGGCGGTGCTAGGACACGGGCGCTAGCGAGGTAGCCGTTATCGGTCAGCCAAGCAGCGCTGGGTCCCTGGACAATGGCCTCATAGTGGTCGCCAAGCCCGCGTCCGTCGCCTCGTACCGGGGTCGCTGTAACTCCTAAAACGTGCGCTGTTTGGAAATGGCGAATAACCGATGCCCACTGGCCAGCATTGGTGTGGTGCGCTTCATCCACCACCAGGAGCTGAAAGAACTCTCCCGGCAGTTTGTGCAGCCTGCGGGCAAGGGTCTGGACGCTGGCAACCTGCACCGCATGGCTTAGGTCCATGCTGCGGCCTGCAGCAATGCGGCCATGACTGACGCCCATGCTGGTGAGCGCTCGGCTGGCCTGGTCTAGCAGTTCAGCCCTATGCACCAGGATGCAGACGCGGTTGCCCTTTTTGGCGGCAGCTTGGGCGATGTAGCTAAAGCACACCGTTTTGCCGCCGCCGGTTGGCAGGACTGCTAGCACCGTGCGCTTGCCGAGTTGGTACTGCAGGCGGATGTCGGTAATGAGTTGTTGCTGGTAGGGGCGGAGGTTCACACCAGCTCTCCCTGCTTGTGCGACTCAACTGACTGCAGGTTTTTAACCGCGCAGTTGAAGTAGCTGGGCTTCAGCTCAAAGCCGACGAACCGGCGGCCCATCTGCAAGCTGACGTAGCCCTCGCTGCCGATGCCAGCGAATGGGCTGAGCACCAGATCGCCTGGGTTGCTCCATAGCTGCATCCCCCGACGGATCACCTCAAGCTGCAGCGGGCAGATGTGCCTCTCGTCGTCATTGGCGCGGGCGCTGCGGTATTGCAGCGTGTCGGATGGGTTGATGTCCATCCACACCGGGCTGGCGTAGCGCTGCCAGATGTTGATGCTGTCCTTGATGGCGTCGCCTGTCTTGGCTGGTGGGTTCTCGCCAGCGAACTCAGTGAACGGGCCAGCGCATGGTTCGGGGTTGTCGCCCAACTTGCGCACCGTGACCAGATAGTCAGGGATGCCCTGACGGCTTAGGGCTGAGTCCTTACGGATCTGCTTGTGCAGCAGGCCGATCGCCTTAGTGCGCTGCATGGCGGTGACGGGGTCCTTCCAGATGCAGACCTCTGAATGGAAGACAAAGCCAGCAGCTTGAAAGATGCGCAGCATGTCACCGCGAAAATCCTTCACGCCGATGAAGCCGTCGCGCTCTTTGCTGCTGGGCAAATTCATGCAGTGGAAGCTGATCAGCCGGCCGGGCATCAGCACGCGATGCAGCTCCTTGGCCAGGTAGACGAAGTGATCGAAGAACTCCTGGTCGTTGCGGCTGTTGCCCATGTCGCGGTCGCTGTTGGAATAGGTGTACAGCGACGCAAACGGCGGGCTAAAGATGCTGTAGTGGATGCTGTTTGAGTCAATCTGCTTAATGCTCTCAACACAGTCGCCCATGTACAGATCCCAGTTGTCGCCTGACTGGCGCTCGGTGATGTGCGGCGCAACCTGACGCTGGATCTTTTTGAGTTGTTCCATGGTGGTTTGCTTCATGATGGTGACCATTGACTCAGCCATTGCGATGCTGTCCGCTTCCTTGCGGCGGATGTTCTCGATCACGCGGCCCTCGGCTACGTCGTAGATGATGTGCGCATTGACCGGGTGTTGCTGCCCGAATCGCCAGCACCGGCGGATCGCTTGATAGAACGCCTCGTAGCTGTGCGACAAGCCAACGAATGCGACATTGTGGCAGCCCTGAAAGTTGAGGCCAAAGCCGAAAATGCTGGGCTTGCTCACCAGCACCCGAATCTTGCCATCTTGAAAGTCGATCGCGGCACGGCGCTTATGGTCGTCACTGTCACTGCCTGACACCTCAACCGCGCCATCGATAGCAGCAGTGAGCGCCTTGGATTCATCGTTGAGATCACACCAGACCAGCCATTGCTCGGTGCTGTCGTTGGCCAATGCAGCGGCTGCATCAACGCGCATCTGCAGCGATGCCTTGCGCACATGCCGCTGATCGCTCAGGGTGCGGGCTTCCATGGCGAACAGCGCCATCTGGCCAGCGTCGTCCGCCATGGCCTCCCGTGGTGTCTCGACAGTGCAATCTTGAATGGATAACTCGGGCAGGATGAAGCTGCCATCGTCGTAGCCCAGATCTGACGGCTTGCGGATGGTGACGGCCCAGCTGCAGACCCACTCCCAGAACTTGGACTGTGCGTGCCCCTTGAGCCGCCATTTACTGGTGTCGCCGCCGTCATGGACGAAGAACATGGCCAGCATCTCGGTCCTGGTCATCACGCCGATGAACTCGGCATGGTTGCCCAGCTCCATGTGGTCGTTGGGCGCTGGCGTGGCTGAGCAAGCCAGACGAAATGGTGTCTGCGCGAACGACTCGATGATCTGGTTGCGGATCTTGCCGGTGTACGCCTTGAGGATGCTGCTCTCATCGAGCACCACGCCATCGAAGGCGGTCGGCTCGAAGTGGCCGAGCTTCTCATAGTTGGTGACCGTGATGCCTGGCTTGACCTCGCCTTGCGTTGCAGCAAACGCGCACGGGATGCCGAACTTGCTGCCCTCGCGGACGGTCTGATGCGCCACGGCTAGTGGTGCTAACACCAGCACGTTGCCGCCTGTGTGCCGATGCACCTGATGCGCCCATTCGAGCTGCATGGCGGTTTTGCCCATGCCGCAGTCGGCCCAGATACAGAACCTGCCAACGCGGCAGGCCATGGTCACGATGTCCCGCTGAAAAGGGAACAGCGGCGCGGTGAACTGCTGCGGATCAAACCCAGCAGCAGGGCAGGCGGTTGATTTGGAGGCTAGGAAGTCGGAGTAGGTCATTCTTCAGGGTTTGCTTTGTCATAGCGATCAAAAACAAGCCTTACGGCTTCAATCAACACAAAAGGATCTTCAATGCCGATGCTTTTAAGCCCAATTTGTACTGTTTCAAACGTGTCTACGACCTCGGAAATTGGGCTTTTCCATTTATAAGGGACGTGCTGTAGCCGATGATCAAATGCAGTTGTTGGGTCCATAACGGTCATTCACCCTCAAAGAGGTATTTGCTCAATTCAAGCCTGCGAGCATGAATCAGCTTGTGGCAATCAGTGCAAACAGTCCAAAGATTTTCGGGCTCATCACTGCCGCCTTCTTTCAAAGAAATGACGTGATGAGCTTCCAGCACTGACTCATTAGGTAGTGATCCTGGCCTGTCAGGCTCGCGCAAGCACAACTGGCAGAAATCTTTCCCATACTTGTCATGCAATTTTTTATTGCGCTTTGGGCGATCGTTTTTGTTTTCTTGTGGTTTTGGTGCCCAGCCATTAAAGCAATCGCAATCAACGCAAATGAACTTGCCGTAATGGGTCAGCTCAGGCGTTTCCCAAACTTCAATGCTGGTGCTACCGCATTTTCGGCACACCATTGATCCGTGGTCTTGATCCATGCTCCCGTTGGCGTGTGGCCTTGCAAGCGTAGCAGCCCCGGCTACAGTGTGCAAGCACCCAGCCGCCGCAGATGCGATTAGCCCATCCAACACCAGTGCGCCTCAGCCCAGACCAGTTGCAATGGCTGGATGCCTGGCGTGGTGACCGCATGTCCCGTGGTACCGCCATCAGGTTGTTGCTGCAGCAGTCCATGGACCTGCACAGCCGTGGTCTGCTGCCCGCCACTGGGCGTCGTGAGTCATGAAGGACATTGACTTTGAGCTGGGCAGGCAGTTTGTCCATGCCTTGGGCAAGCCTGCTGGTGAGATACGCCTGCGGGCGTTCTACCACGCTGAGAATCCCAAAAAAGCAGGCGATGCAGGCCGCAAAGGCGGCTTCTCGCGCATCCGCATCAACGAGTGGCAGCGCGAAGGCCGCGGCGTTTATGTCGTCATCAACGACGGAGGCGACAAGGACGCCGACATCACCACCTGCCGTGCGTTTTTCTGCGAATGGGACGACAGACCAACCGACTGGCAGCTCACCGCATGGCAAGAACTGCGGCTGCCCGAGCCGACCATGCAGGTGTCAACCGGCGGCAAGTCGATCCACAACTACTGGGTTCTGTCTGAGCCGATCACCATTGAGCACTGGCGTCTGCTGCAGACCCGGCTGCTTGATTACGCCGATGCCGACCGCAGCATCAAGAATCCAGCCCGTGTCATGCGGCTACCAGGCACCTTCCACGCCGGTGCCGATGGTGAGCTAGGCGAAATGTGTCAGATGGTGTCCCATGCAGGGCACCGTTACAGCGTGGCTGACATTGAGGCCGCCCTGCCGTCAGAGACCTATTACCAACACGAGCGGCCGGCTCAGTCCTACGCCGAACCGATCGAGCGCAGCATTGACGAGGTACGCGAGGCGCTTGCGTTTATCCCGCAGCGCCAGCCCGGCACCGGCACCTACCACATCTACCGCAACATTTTCTGGGGGCTGATCAAAGCCTGCGGTGACTCCGACCAGGCCATTGCCCTAATGCAGCAGCACAGCCCCGAGTGGCATGGTCTGCAGCAGATTGCCGGCTCTGGTGGTGATCAAATTAGTGCTGGCACGTTTTGGTACTGGGCGCGGCATCACGGCTGGAAGCCTGCCGTGCCAGCACCACGCAGCAGGCGCAGCCGTGAGACCACAGCAGTAGAGCCTGAGGTGATCAACCTGCAGCTCTACAACAAAACCGACACCGAATGGCTCGATCTGGTGGTGCGCCATGTGTTCCAAGCGCAGTCGCCACGGTGGATCTGCGTTGATGGCGTGCTGCATTGCTGGTGCGGCACCCATTACAAGCCGATTACCGACGAGGAGCTAGCGCCCAGTATCGCTGCACTGCTATCGCAGATGCATGTTGTCGATGCCCGCAACGGCGAGCGCTGCTACCCGTGGAAGCGCCCTAAATACGTCGATGAAGCCCTCGCATGGATGCGGCGGCTGCTGGACCCTGTGCCAGTCAACCCGGCCAATGCGATCAACTGCGCCAATGGCGTGGTGTCGTGGTCATGGGCAGGCCGCAAACTCAATTACGCATTCACGTCACACGATCCAGACACTGCCTTCACCTACGTCACCGCTTACGCCTACGACCCGGAAGCCAACCCCCAGCACCTATGGCGGCTACTAGAAGCTGTCGAACCCGGTGACCGTGACACGCTGCAGCGCATCCTTGGCAGCGGCCTTGACCTGACCAAATACCGAGCCACACGCGGCAGGCCTCGGGCAGTGCTCATGATTGGTGAGGGCAGCAACGGCAAAGACACCATCCGCACTGCCTTGCGCGACACCCTCGGCAGTCGTAATTTCACGTCTTGCTCTCTGGCCGACTTCCGCCAGTACGACCAAGGCCGCAAGTTTCCAATCGCCCCGCTGCGTGGCGCCTCGGTCAACTGGTCCAGCGAAAATAGTCAGTTTGTACATATCGACAACCTGCAGTCACTCAAGGCTGCAATTAGCGGCGAGGAGCTGTCTTACGAACTCAAAGGTGTACAGGAATCCCAGTTTGTGCCGTCGTCGTTGTTCGTGTTCAACCTGAACAAAGACCCGTCGCTGTCCGGTGATCAGGTGGCCATCGAGACCCGGTTCCATGTGTTCAGGTTCCGCAAGACGTTCATGGCAACGCCTACAGAATCAAGCCACATTCAAGCGGATCCACGGTTAAAGGATGACCCCGACTTCATCCAGCAGCAGATATGCCCAGCGTTTCTCAATTGGCTGCTAGAAGGCTTGTCTTTGGCTATCGAATATGGCATCGACTACAGCTCAGGTCGGCAGGCCATGGAGGATGTCAGGCGTGCAAGTTGTCACCTCTGGGAGTTCTGCGATGCCATTGGATTGCACCATGAGGAAGGTGCAACAGTATCCGTAAAGCGCGTCTGGGAAGCATTGCAAACCTGGTACAGAGATGAGGGGTATTTAGATAAGAATGACCGCTGGCTTATGGATCCACCGACCGACCGGACGGTCAAGGCGCCACGACTGCTGGTGCCGGCGCTGCGGCAGATCTTCCCAAAACTTGCGTCCGCCAGAGGCGGCAAATCCCGTGACCGTCTTATCGAGGGTCTCAGGATGGACGCATGGTGAGACGGTTGGCGGACGCAACTTGCGTCACGGCGGACGCTAGGCGGACGCAAATGGCGGACGCAAAAACCCTGTCTCTATCTATCTTTTTACCTTGGCGGACGCAAATAGGGGATAAATATCGTGTATAGAAAAACGGGAGGGGGGAAGGTGTAGAACGTATAGGGGGGGTAAGGGAAAAACCCGATTTTGCGTCCTCCCTTGCTACGACTAGGTTTTTTGCGTCCGCCTATGGCTCACTTGCGTCCGCCATCACTGAGATCCCTGTCCTACACTGCATTCCTTGCGTCCGCCACCAAATGAAAGAAGTCAAAGTCCGTTTTGAGCCTGCAGACCTCGTGGCGCTGGACCAGCAGGCGGCTATGGCAGGCGTCAGCCGTAGCGAGTTGATCCGCAGTCGGGCGCTTGTTGCGAATTGCGACAGTGGCCTCACCGTGGCGCGTTATCACCGACTAGTGTCTGACGCGCTAGCCAATGTGCGCGGGGACATCCCACGGCGCATGGTTGAGCAGCTTGTCGCTTATGTCATTACATGGATCTCATCAACATCGCAGCCAAGCAGCAACCCGTAATCAACCGGCTCCATGACGCCATGGAGCATGCGCTTGCATACGCCGCTGCCATCCGCGACAATGCCCAAGATGACCAGCAGCCAATCCCGGCTGAACTGGTTGCATCATTCGCCGCTGACTACGAGCGCATTGTTTCCATCCTTACCGATGCCGCCACATGAAACTCATCACCACGCAGGCTGATCTCAGCTATGCGCTACGCACCATTGCTCCAGCCATCAGCACCAGCAACAGCCATCCAATCCTGAGCTGCTGCCTGATTGCTGCCGATGCCGCAACCATGACCGTCACAGGCTTCAACCTGGAACTCGGCATCACGGTGTCCGTACCGGCAGCCATAGACACTGCTGGCACCGTGGCACTGCCGTATCGGCTGCTGGCGGGTCTGGTAAGCCGCATGGACGACGGCGAGCCTGTGACGCTCTCAGACGGCGCTGTGAGCGCCTCCAGCGGCTCTTACGGGCTTGCTGTGGGTGATGCAGCCGATTACCCCGCCATGCCCGTTGTAGAGGCTCCTAGCACCGAGTTGGACCTGACCGCTGGTGCGCGTGCCTGCATGATTGCCGTTAGCACCGACAGCAGCAAGCAGATCCTCCAAGGCATCCACATGGCAGCCGGCTTCATGGAGGCCACAGACGGCCACCGGCTGATGCGTGTGCCCGTAGCGCTGCCCGATGGCATCGACCTGGTTCTGCCAGCAAGCACGATGAAGCTGCTGCAGGATCGAGTCGTCGGCATTGCTGCCGCAGCCGGTCAGGCGGTTATCGATGCCGGTGATGGCGTCACCATCTACAGCCGCATCCTTGATGGCAAGTTTCCCAACGTGGCAGCGCTGGTGCCCGCCGGCTTTGAGCACACCATGACCTTGGACCGGCATCGCTTTACCCGGTGCCTGGAGCGCGTCTCCCTGATCGCAGAGGCGCACAACTCCGTCGTTAAGCTCACCGCCGGATCAGGTGGCCTTGCCATCACCGCTGAGGCCGATGCCAACAACGGCAAAGAGCTGATCACCTACGAAGGCACAGCAACCGGCACATGGGCGTTCAACGTGCATTATCTGCTTGATGGACTGAAGGCCATGCGCCAAGCGGAGACTGTTACACTGTCGGCCAATAGTGCAACAACGCCGGTCGTCCTAAGGCCGACTAGCATGACGGAGCAGACTTATCTCATCATGCCGATTCAAATCCGGGAGTAATACAATGGCGCGCAAGTGCAACAATACAGAGTCTGACCAGCGTGTAAATGCTGTCTACAGCTTGCTCTTGCGTGCACATAGTAGAAGGCAAATCATACAATTTGCAGCGGAGAACTGGGGAATAGGCGAGCGCCAGGCCGATGCTTACATTGCTCGCGCTCGCCAACTCCTATCGCTTGACGCCGAGATAGAGCGGCCTCAATGGCTAGAGGCTGCCGTTGCCAGGCTGCAGGAATATGAGCGTCGTGCATCAGACAAAGAGCAACTCGGTACCGCTTTGATGGCGCTTGAGAAGCAAGCCCGGCTGCTGCGGTTTGAGATGTCGTGAGCCTGCTGTCTGGCATATGTGAACCAGTGCCGCTGCTTGCTTTCATGCAGCAGCAGACGCCAGAGGATACGGGTGATCTAGTTGCGCGTATCAGAAGCGACCTGCACCCTGGGCAGCTTGCGTTTGTCGATGACACTGCAACGCAGATCCTTGGCATCAGTGCGGGGTATGGCGCTGGCAAGACCAGGGCATTGTGCGCTAAAGCCGTGATGCTGGCAGCGGTCAACCAAGGCTTTATCGGCTGCGTGATGGAGCCAACTGGACCGCTGATCCGCGACATCTGGCAGACGGACTTCGAGGCATTCCTTGAGGCGTACGACATCCCGTACACCTTCAGGGCGTCGCCGCTGCCGGAGTACATGCTGCACCTGCCGGGCGGTGACACCAAGATCCTGTGCCGCAGCTTTGAGAACTGGAGCCGCATCATTGGCTTGAACCTTGCCTGGGTTTTGGCTGACGAAATTGACACGGTAACGCCCAGCATTGCCAATAAGGCATTCCCGAAGATCCTTGGCCGTTTGCGGTCTGGCAATGTCCGGCAGTTTGGCGCGGCATCCACGCCAGAGGGATTCCGGTGGATGTGGAACACCTTTGGCAGCGATGAGGCAAAGCAGCGGCCAGACCGGCAGCTCATCAAGATGCGCACGGCGGACAACCCACACCTGCCGCCGGACTTCATCGAGCGACTAGAAGCCAACTACGATCCGAGCCTGCTGCGGGCGTACCTCGACGGCGAGTTCGTCAACCTGACAACTGGGCAGGTGTATGACCGCTTTGACCGCAACAAACACTGCATTGCAGAGCCGCCAAATACTGCATCGGAGCCGATCCGGGTTGGCATTGACTTCAACGTGGGCAACATGTCTGCGGTGATCGCCATCCGGCTGAACAACGGCCTGCTGGTGATCGACGAGATTGCCGGTGCCCATGACACCGACGCTTTAGCGCAAGAGATCCGCCGCCGGCACCCGCAGCAGCAGATCTACATCTACCCCGACGCCAGCGGTGGCAGCCGCAGCACCAACGCAAGCCAGACCGACATCCAGATCCTGGAGTCCTACGGCATGTCGAACCAGTCACCACGCAGCAACCCGCCAGTGCGTGATCGGGTAGCGGCCGTGCAGGCGCTGCTGGAAAATGGCAAAGGGCAGGTGCGTCTACAGGTGGCGCAGGGCTGCCGTCGCGTGATCGAGTGCCTGGAGCTGCAGTGCTACACCGACAAGGGCGAGCCGGACAAGGACGCGGGCTTTGACCACATGAACGACGCGCTCGGCTACCTGGTGTGGCGCGAGTTCAACCCGCTGCACGCTGGCGCTGGCCGCAGCACGGGCGTCAGGCTTTATTAACAAGTGTAACGGGGATTGACCACGGCGGCATGGGGTGTATAGTTGGTTCATCGGGGGCAAGACCTCCGGCAATCAAATCCCACCCATGACCCGCTTTAACCCCACCCGCACCGCCGCCGAGATCGCCGCCTTTAAGGCTCAGAACCTCGCTCAACGCCCCACAGTGGTCATCCTTGAGCCCGTCACCAAGCCCGCCCGCAAGTCGCAGCGTCAAGAGTGGCAAGAGTTTCGCAATGAGACTCTTGACATGATTGAAGCCGCTAAGCGTGAGCGCCACTTCCACATCCTGCCGCAACTGTTCCAGCGGCTCAACACTGCCAACGAGATGCTTGCCAATCAAGCACTTGCATGACAGAAATGGGGCGCTACGGCGCCCCTCTCAACCAAACAGCTATGCGCTTCACCTACGAGCAGTACCGCGCCCAAGGCTTATGGCCGCCGTGTGAGCGTGCTATCTACATCCCCGCTTCATCGCCACATGCTCGCGGCGAGACCTGCACGCCGGAAGGCGAAACCAAAGAGTTTGTCGCCTATGAGCATTACCTAATGCGAACCGGCGGCATCTGGACCACCGAGCTTTGGTGGGTGCCTGTATCTGAATTACCTATCCAACCTCTCCCATGACCACCAACCCCTGGCTCAATCGCTTTGCAGCCCTGACGCTGCTATTCATGATGTACGGCATTGGCATCAGCGTCGGCCGTGACCAGGCTCACAACCACCCGGCCTGCCATCAGGGGCTGAAGCCGTAAACTGACACCATTGTCAGCAGTTAGCGGTCGTGCATAGCGGGTACAACTTCTACGACCGGCCGCTAGCGCAGCGCACCGTATCGAAGGTCAGCGACCCCAACACTGCTTGGTACGCGCAAGAGCCGCACTGGTTGCTAATCGAGGACCTGCTGCAGGGCACCTACGGCATGCGTAAGAAGCATCGCCGTTACCTGCCGCAAGAGCCACGCGAGCTGGACGAGTCCTACGACAACCGCCTAGCCCGTAGCGTCTGCCCGCCGTACTACATCCGCCTTGAGCGAATGCTGGCCGGCATGCTGACCCGCAAGCCCGTCCGACTGGATGACACCGCTGACATCATCCGCGAACAATTATTCGACGTAGACCTGCAAGGCAATGACCTCAACGTCTGGACCTATGAAGCAGCCCGCAAGATGGTCCGTTATGGCCACATTGGTACATTGGTGGATGCACCTGCTAATGGGGGTCGTCCCTATTGGGTGACCTACACGCCCCGGCAGATCCTTGGCTGGCGCACCGAAACTCAAGAAGGCCGGCAGGTGTTGACACAGCTCCGGCTGGCGGAAGTCGTCACCGTCCCCGATGGTGAGTTTGGCGAAAAGTCCGTCGAGCAGGTGCGTGTCCTAACGCCTGGTGAGTACCGCATTCACCGTAAAGCCGATAGCGGTGAGTTCACCGTCGTCGATGAAGGCCGCACCAGCCTTAGCGAGATCCCGTTCAGCATTGCTTACGCGCAGCGGCATGGTTTTATGGAGTCGCGCCCGCCGCTTGAGGACATCGCAGAGCTGAATCTCAAGACCTATCAAGTGCAGTCGGACCTTGACAACCAGCTGCACATCTCAGCAGTGCCAATGCTGGCGTTTTACGGGTTCCCGTCAGCAGCGGAAGAGGTATCAGCTGGACCTGGTGAAGCGATTGCATTCCCTGCCGAAGGCCGTGCCGAGTACATCGAGCCTGCAGGTCGCAGCTTTGAGGCGCAGTTCCGCCGGCTTGAGCAGCTTGCGTTGCAGATCAACGAGCTAGGGCTGTCGGCAGTGCTAGGCCAAAAGCTGAGCGCCGAGACCGCTGAGGCAAAGCGCATTGACCGCAGCCAAGGCGACAGCACCATGATGGTGATCGCGCAAAACATGCAAGACATGATCGACAACTGCCTGCAATGGCATGCGCAGTATCTCGGCAATGCCACTGCCGCCGGCAGCGCCTACGTCAACCGTGACTTCCTCGGCGCACGCCTTGAGCCGCAGGACATCGCCGCCCTGCTGTCGCTGTACACCGCTGGCACCATCTCGCAGGAGACATTGCTCCGGGAGCTTGCCGAAGGCGACGTGTTGGGCGATAACTTTGATGTGGACGAGGAACTGGAGGCCACATCCAATGCGGGGCTTGATCTACCGTCTGCTGGACAAGCTGACAGACTGGCTAGTGGACCTGATGATATGGATGGAGCCGAAGAAGCCCAGGAAACAGGAACTTGATTACACCGTTTGCGACCTGCCTGATGAGGTGCTAGCTGTCATCCGGCTGACATGGTACAAAGACGGCAAAGCCGATGAAGTGGATGAGCTGCGCATCATGGAAGACGGCCAGAACGGTTACGACGCCTTTGCTGCAGCAGTACAGGGTGCATTAACCCGTGGCGCCAATGTAAGCATTAGATCTGGATACGCGCCGCAGCAATTGGGTATCATATAAAAAAAGAGTTATTGCCATGGCTGTTCGCAATCAAACCCGTGACTCTCGTGGTCGCTTTGCCGGCAGTGGTACTGGTGGGGTACTTAGTCGTCCAAAACAGCCAAAACCTCAGCCAAAAGGCGGCAGTATGACGCGTGCATTGCGTCGCGGTCAACGTGATTTATACAAGGCTGAGCAAATGCGCGTGCAATCATTGGGAGGCAATGTTGCAGGTATGCGCATTATTCGTCGTAACATTAAAAAAGGAGCCAATGAAAAAACTGCGGCATCTAGTAAACAAAGCCAAGGATCCGGCAAGGTATCGGACGCATTGCGGGGCACCTTGCGTCAGCTTGCTCAATCTGATGCAAGGTACTTTCGTGAACTTAACAACATTGTTGGTCAGCCAGCAAGTGCAGCACGTCGTGTCGCGGGTACTCGCAAGCCATCGCAAAAGCGTCTTAAAGGCGCATGAGCACACCAGAAGCGCTATACCGCAATGCCATCGACCTAAACAGGTTCAGCAATAGCGTTGGCCGGCGCATCATCAATGCCTATAACGACATCATCATTGATGCGGTCAATCAGCTCCGCACTATTGATGAGCTAGCCGCTCCGGTCAAGGCTGCCAGACTGCGGGCGATCCTTGCGCAGCTAAAGGACAGCCTTGCAACCTGGGCAGGCGATGCAACCGAAATAACCGCAACCGAGCTGCAGGGCATCGCGCAGTTGCAATCTGAGTTTGTGGCCGATCAGTTACGGCGTGCATTACCTGCTGGTGCCCGCGATGCAGTGCGCACCGTTGAGATCAGCCCGCAGTTTGCGCAGTCGGTGGTCACGACCGATCCGACACAGCTCAACGTGGTGGCGCTGAGCGATGATCTGTTTGCAGCAGTGCAGGGCGCACCGGCCACGTTCAACCTGACCGCTGCGCAGGGTGCCACCATCACACTGCCCAATGGCGAGGTAGTCACCAAGGCGTTCAGGGGCATCGCCGTCGATCAGGCTGAACGGTTCTCGCAAGTGGTGCGGCAAGGGCTGCTGACCGGAGAGCCGACGCCTGCTATTGCTAAGCGCTTGATCGGCAGCCTGCAGTTTGGCGAGGAGTCAAAGACCGTCAAGCAACTCATTGCTGCAGGTGGGCAGGCAACGGCAGTAGCCGACAACCAGGTCATCGCCCTCGTGCGCACCAGCATCAACCAAGTTGCCAATACCGCCAGCCAGCAGGTCTACGAGGCAAACCAGGACATCACACCGCGCTATCGATACGTCGCCACGCTTGACACCCGCACCAGCGCGATCTGCCGGGCGCTTGATGGCCGTGAGTTTGAATACGGCAAAGGACCGACACCGCCGCAGCACTTCAACTGCCGCAGCACCACCGTGCCTGTCATTGACTACAAAGCGCTTGGCTTCACGCCACCGCCAGCAGGCACCCGCGCCAGTGCCGATGGGCAGGTGCCGGTCAACGAGTCCTACGGCCAGTGGCTTGCCAAGCAGCCGCTGCCGGTCAAGGCAAAGGCACTCGGTGCCAATAAGGTTGCCTATTTTGACAAGCTGTCGGCCAAGTACGGACCCAAGGACGCCATCGCCAAGCTGGTCCGCGACGATGGGTCAGAGCTAACCTTGGATCAGTTGCGGGCTCGATACGGTGCCATTAAAGAAAGGTAGCTCCCAGAAAACCATCTCGGCCAACATTAAAGCTGAGATGAAGGCCGGCAAGCCGCAAAAGCAAGCCGTCGCCATCGCTCTGTCCAAAGCCGGCAAAGCCCGTAAACCCAAAGGTAAAAAGTGATGCCTAAGTACACCGGACCAGCCAAGCCTCAAAAGCCCATGCCCAAGAAAGGCAGCAAAAAGAAATGAAACGCGGCGACCGGGTTAGCTGGAACTACCAAGGCACGCGCACCTTTGGCGTGATCACCAGCATTGGCGGCGAGCGGGAGACCATACCAACGCAAGGCGGCGGTAGCGTCACCCGCGTTGGCAGCATGGACGATCCGATCGTTCGGATCAAATCCGAGTCAACCGGCAACGCGGTCATCAAAAAGCGGTCAGAGCTGAAACCTGCACCACGGCGATGATCACCTATCGCGGCGAGCAGTTTGAGGGTTACAACAAACCCAAGCGGACGCCAAACCATCCGACCAAATCACATGCGGTGCTGGCCAAAGAGGGCGACAGCGTCAAGCTGATCCGGTTTGGCCAGCAGGGCGTCAGCGGCAGCCCACCGCGCAAAGGCGAGTCAGACGCGGACAAGGCCAGGCGGGCATCCTTTAAGGCAAGGCACGCCAGTAACATTGCTCGCGGGAAGATGTCGCCGGCGTTCTGGGCGGACAAGATGAAGTGGTAGCCGCCTCCTGCCGGTGAATCCAGTCCTTTAGCTCAGCGACGTACCACCGCAGGTCTTGCGCTTTGGCCGCATGCCAGCCGTTGCCGGTGCTGCGGTACAAATGCTCATGGCGATCCACTGCGTCAAGGCACTGCTTGATCAGCGGATTCCATGGCTCACGGGTTGGTGTGTCCCATTCACGCTTTGACACGATCACCACGCGCCATTACGATGGCAGCGTAATTAAGCCTGCGGCTTATCCATGTCTGATGAAACACAAACCCAGGAGCCTGCGGCTACCGGGGGTGACAATACCGACGCACTGCAACGCAGCGTGGAGGCATTAGAGCGCAAAAACAAAGAGCTGATTGCAGAATTGCGCGCTGCCAAAAAGGCGCCAGCATTGCCTGATGGGGTTGATGTCAATGAGCTATTGGAGTTCAAGCGCAACCACGAGCAGCAGCAGCTTGAGTCGCAAGGCAAGTATCAAGAGGCGCGACAGGCTTTGGAGCAACAGTTCCGTGAGGCGACGACGGAAAAGGACCAGCGCATTGCCGCACTGGAAATCCGCGTCCGCGAACTGGAACTGGTCACGCCAGCAGTGACGGCACTGGCCGAAATCGTGCATGACCCTGACTTGGTGCTAAAGACCAAACTCAGCGCCGATCAGATCGAGCGCGATGCCGACGGCACCGTGGTTGTGGTTGACGGCTACCAGCGCACACCAGTCAGCGAGTGGGCTAAGACTCTTCCGGCATGGATGCAAAAGCAACCCAAGCCTCAAGGCAGCGGCGCACCATCAGCCGGCGCCAGCACTGGCGGCATCCCGGCAGGCATGGCAAACCCATTCAGCCGCGATAGCTTCAATCTGACTGAACAGGCACGACTGTTCCGCACTGATCGTGATTTGTACGATCGCATGAAAGCAGCAGCTAACCGTTAAGCTATTGCCAACCGGCTGCGCTGGTGCTTTGGGCTGCGCCCACACCGTAAACCATTCCCCCGAGATGAATCATGGCGACTCTTCGCTCTGACATCATCATCCCAGAGGTTTTTACGCCTTACGTCATTGAGCAAACCACGCAGCGTGATGCCTTCCTGGCTAGCGGTGTGGTGCAGCCCCTGGCGGAGCTGAATGCAACTGAGGGTGGTGACTTTATCAACGTCCCCTTCTGGAAAGCCAACCTTTCCGGTGACTTTGAGGTGCTGACCGACAGCAGCTCGCTGACCCCCGGCAAGATCACTGCTGACAAGCAGGTCGGCGTCATCCTGCACCGTGGCCGTGCTTTTGAGGCTCGTGACCTGGCAGCCCTGGCTGCTGGTGCCGATCCCATGGCCGCCATCGGCGCCAAGATCGCTGACTACGTTGCCAACCAGCGTCAAAAGGACCTGCTGTCCTGCCTGGCCGGCGTGTTCGGCAGCATTGGTTCTACCTCCAGCTCTGCTGCTTTCTTTGGCCTGACCATTGACGGCGAGTCTGGTGATACCCCCACCACGCTGAGCCCCCGTCACGTTGCCGAAGCCCGCAGCTTGCTGGGCGATCAAGGTGACAAGCTGGCCGCTGTTGCTATGCACAGCAAGGTGTACTACGACTTAGTCGAGCGCAAGGCAATCGACTATGTGACCGAGACAGACGCACGTCTGACCTCTAGCGTCACTGACTTCGTCGGCGGCAGCATTGCTGGCGCTTACGGACCCGTGAGCGTGCCGACCTACATGGGTCTGCGCGTGATCGTGTCTGACGATGTGCAGACCGACGGCAGCGGCAGCTCGACCGAGTACGCCACCTACTTCTTTACCCAGGGCGCTGTTGCCTCCGGCGAACAGCTCGCAATGCAGACCGAAACCGATCGTGACATCCTCGCCAAGAGCGATGCCATGTCGATCGACCTGCACTACTGCTACCACCCTGTTGGTGCCAAGTGGGGCGTCACCACCACCAACCCGACCCGCGCTCAACTGGAAACGGTTGGCAACTGGTCGAGGGTGTACGAGCTGAAGAACCTCGGCATCGTGCGTGCCACCAACACCTCCAACTTCGATTGAGGTAACTAACCATGGCACAACCTTCCCAGTTTGAACTGTCCACAGAGCAGTACATCGTTGCTGACCACTACATCGCCTCCTCGGTGGCTGATGTCCAGTTCTTCACCGCTCCGGTGAAGTGCCAAGTGGTCAGCATCCGCGAGGTGCATGCAGTCGCTGGCAATGATGGCTCTGATGTGACCGGCACGATTCGTCGTTGCCAAGGCACCGAAGCTGCCACCGCTGGCGATGACCTGCTAGGCGCCACCAAGATCAACCTCAAGGGCACTGCTCTGACTGAGCAGAAGTTCGATGCTGCTGATTCTGGTGAGCTGACCAGCACCACCGCCAACCTGACCCTGGAAGCTGGCGATCGTCTGTCTCTGGACGTGACCGGCACCACCACCACCCTGGCTGGTGTGATCATCACCGTGCTGCTGAAGCGCGTCTGATGGGTCTGTTCGCTTTCCGGCGACTGCGTGAAAAGGAGGCTGCCTCTACGGAGGTGGCCTCTCTTTCTATGCCAGAGCCAACTCCTACACTGGATTTAACGGAGCCTGACGATGGCAATCACAATCGTGGCCACGCCAGGCGCGGCCGACGCAAACAGTTACCTGACGCTGGCAG